CTTTTTTTGCGTACAAAACAAAAAATTCATTTTTTCCGAAATTGTTCAGCCAAAAAATTTGAAAAAACCGCAAAAAACCCAAAGTCACTTTTTGAAAAATAACTTTCAAGTTTACAATTCATTCACAATATCTTGTGAATTGTGTTCACATTTCGGGTGTAAGATCAAGCCAACTTCAAGGGAAGGAAAACCCGAAACAAACCGGAGAGATAAAGAAAATGACAAACAGCGAATTCGCAGATATGATTAAGGTTGCCGAAATCGTAAGCAAAAAGTTCGGACGCTCATGGTTAATGAGCAACGGAAAAGAAATCAAGGTTGCATACACGGAAAAGGAAAGAGACTTTGAAAAAAATCATGGGTTTTGGGTTGCAGTCATTTTTGAAAACGGAAATATTGTAAACGCATAAAACCACCAACCGCCGCAAGGCGGTTTTCTTATAGGGATTTAGTCTAATGGTAAGACAACGGACTTTGACCCCGTTTACGAAGGTTCGATTCCTTCAATCCCTGTTTTTGAAAAATAACTTTCAAGTTTACAATTCATTCACAATATCTTGTGAATTGTGTTCACATTTCGGGTGTAAGATCAAGCCAACTTCAAGGGAAGGAAAACCCGAAACCAAAAGAGGATAAAGATGAAATTGAACGCACGCGAAAGAGCCCTTGCCGCCCGCTATATGCTTCTTTTTGAGAACGGACGCGCAAAGATAAAAACCGCAAGCGGAAAACTTGGGTTGATTGAACCGAATTATATGAACGTCAACCGTCAATATTTCACCTTCTATCTACTGGACGAAGACCTTAACCACGAAACAATTTGCACAAGAGCAACACTTGAAACCATTCTTAAAAAAGCCGAAACGATATAAAAACACCAACCGCCGAAAGGCGGTTTTTTCATGGGGTGAAAGCATGGACAGACGAAAGCAGCTTGACGAAATTTTTAAAAACGTGGAAGCGGAAGAAAAACAATTGGTTGATAGGCTGCTTGACGAAGTTGTTTTTCTTGAAGATAAAATGACGGAATTGAAAGCCCTTCCGTTTGTTTCCGTTAATCCAAAAAACCCGGCCTTGCAAAGAGCAACCCCCGCCACAAAGATTTATAAAGAGTGTACGCAATCATATATGAATGCAATTCGGATTTTGGCGGGCATTCTTCATAAAGTGGAAAGTTCCGCGCAAGATGAATTATTAAAAATGCTAGAGGATTTTTAATGAATTACCTTGAAGAATATTGGGGGATGATTCAGCGGAAAGAAGTTGTGGTTGGGTATTGGATCAAACAGGCCGTCAAGAATCTTGTGAAAGACTTGCAAGACCCGCGCTTTGTTTATGACGTTTCAGAAGCGCACAGAAGGCTCAAATTTGAGCAAAAGTTGTGTTTGCAGTCTAAAGCCCCTTACTACATGAAACCGCTAAAATTGACCCCTTGGCAGCTTGCATGGTGGGAAGCGGTTTATTCCTTCCGGATGAAAGATACAGGTTTAAGGCGATTCACGGAAGGGCTTTTGGAAGTTGCCCGTAAAAACGGCAAATCCACAATGTTTGCGGCGGATGGGAATTTTGATTTGTTCATGGGGGAAGGTGGAACGGATATTTGTTGCGCTTCCAATGATGATAGACAAGCAAAACTTATTTGGTTGGAAATTGGGGGAATGCGTCAAAGGTTAGATCCAAAGAAAACTATAACGGGCCAAAACTTGACGGAAATAAAAAACCGTCATAAGAATATAACAATATTCCGCCTTTCAAGCAAAACCCAAAATAAAGACGGTTTCAACATTTCTAAAACGTATTTGGACGAAAGCCACGATATTAACGAAGAAAACGGGCAAAGCGAAATTGCGGAAGCTTGTTGGCGTGGAATGTCTTCCAAAGATGAACCGTTATTTCTTAATTGCACAACACAAGGTTTTAACCGGGATTGTTATTTAGATCATAAAATAGCATATGCAAAAAAAGTGATAAGCGGTGAAATTGAAGATATTCATTTTATCGCTTTTTTATATGAACAAGATTCCGAACAAGAGATTTGGCAAGATGAAACAAGTTGGGAAAAAAGCAATCCTTCTATAAGATACGGTGTGAAGAAGGTTGCGAAATTGCGCCGGGACGTTGAAGCAGCCAAACACGATAAAGCAACCCGGATTCACTTATTAACAAAAGATTTCAATATTCCGCAATCAAACGCGCAAAGTTGGTTAATGCTTGAAGATTATGATTATATTCAGCCCGTTTACCACTTAGAGGACTTCCGGGGCGCGTTAATCCTTGGGGCGGTTGACCTTGCAGCAACAACGGATTTGGCAAGCGCAAAAATCCTTTTGATGAAGCCCAACGACAAAACAAAATATATTCATTCTCATTATTGGATTCCGGAAAGCAAGTTGGAGGATTCCAACGACAAAGAAGCCGGGGCGCAATATCTTGAATGGGCGAAAAAAGGCTTGCTAACAATTGATGAAGGAAATGAAATTAACATTTCAAATATTGCCGATTGGTTTTATAAGCTTTATAAAGATTATGGATTAAGGCCCTATAAAATCGGTTACGACCAGCGGTACGCAAAAACATTTCTTGACCGTTGCGACGAATACAGTTTTGAAACGGAAATGCTTGCGCAAGGCCGCGCATTGTCGAACGCTATGAAGCTAACGGAAGCCGATTTGAAAAGCCAATATATAAATTACGGGGAAAACCCAATTGATAAATGGTGTTTAGCAAATTGTTGTTGCGCCGTGGACAACGTGGGTAATATTCAGCCCGTCAAAATCCCCGGACAAGCAAGCAAGCGCATTGATGGGGCCTTAACGTTCATTATGCTTTATGAAGTTTATAGACGGTTCAAAACCGATTTTATGACAGTGATTGGAGGTGTATAAATTTGGAATGGTTTAATAAGTTGTTCCGCCGTCCGCCCAAAGATAGAAAATTTGCGCCGACGTTTGACGGATTCACACCAATTTATACACAATTCGGAACTAATATTTACGCTTCCGACGTTGTTCAACAAGCTTTAAAGTGCATTGTGGACGAAATGAAGAAGCTAATGCCGACGCACGTTAGATATAAAGGGAATGACCCGGTTCCGGTTAGAAGTACGGTGCAGGATGTTCTTGATATGCCTAACGACTTAATGACAACAAGCGAATTTCTTGAAAAGATTTGTTGGTTGTTATTGATGAATTATAACGCTTTTATTATTCCCACTTATTACACTTGGATTGACGATAAGACGGGCGCGGAAAGGCGTTATTATGAAAGTCTTTACCCGATTAATCCCACGCAAGTTGATTTTATTGAAGATGCTTCCGGGCGTTTATTTGTGACGTTTTGGTTTTGGAATGGTTATACCACAACAATTCCTTATGATGATGTAATTCATATCCGCTATAACTTTTCAGTTAATCAATACATGGGCGGAAACATTATGGGCCAACCCGACCATGAAGCATTATTGGGAACGTTGCAGCTTAATAACAACTTGCTTCAAGGCGTTGCAAGGGCAATGAACGCTTCTTATGCCGTGAACGGGATTGTTAAATATAACACCCTTCTTGACGATGGGAAGACGGAAGCCGCATTGAAGGAACTTGAAAACAAGTTAAGAAATTCCGAAAGTGGTTTTCTTCCCCTTGACTTAAAGGCGGAGTTCACCCCACTTGAACGCAAAATTGCGTTGGTTGACAAACCAACCCTTGAATTTATTGATTCAAAGATTTTACGAAATTGGGGCGTTCCCCTTGCAATTCTAACTGGAGATTATACCAAAGAACAATATGAAGCTTTCTATCAAAAGACGCTTGAACCGCTTGCGCTTGCTATTTCGCAGGCATTCACTAAGAAACTTTTCACAACAAGGGAACGGGCATTCGGAAACAAAATAGCAATGTACCCGAAAGAATTAATCTTCATGACGGTTTCCCAAACCCTTGAAATGATTAATACATTGGCCCCAACGGGCGGACTTTTTGAGAATGAAAAGCGGGTTGCGTTGGGCTTGCGTCCAATGCCGGAACTTGAAGGAAAACGCTATATGTCTTTGAACTGGATTGACGCAACAAACGCCGACCAATATCAAGTTGGCAAAGTAAACGTTGATGTTGTAGACGAAAACAAGCAAGAAAGCATTATGGAGGAATAAAGAAATGGTTAAAGCTATTCCAAATAAAATTGTTCCCGTTGATGATAAGGCCGCATATATGGAATTGGTTGCGGATGCGGAAAGCGATTTAACAGAACTTACTTCCGTTGATGGTTTTGATATTTCGTTTGGTTCGCTTTGCTTAGTTATTGCGACGGGTGATATTTGGGCGTTCAATAGTTCCGAAACATGGGTTAATCAAACCGGAGGATCGACCTAATGTTATTTGATATTTTGAAAGCAAAATCTAATATCATTACAAACAATTTATTTATTGATTTATGGAGAAAGAAACAAGGCGGAAGCCCGGGGCCGGGGCCGGAGCCGGAACCGGAAGTTGAAATTGTTTCATGGGCCGATGGAACAACGGCGCAAATTAAAGCAATGTTGGACGCAGAAAAGGCCGGAAAATTAAACACTTCCGATTATTGGAACGTTGGTGATAAAAGAACGTTCCATTTATCCGCAATTCCCGCTTATTCCGTTAATGGCGTTGAAATTATAGCAGCCCAACCGGAAGAAGACGTTGAAATTGCGCTTGCGCACAAAGGACTTTATAAAGACGCAAATAATCAAACGGTTCGTTGGGTTGTTTCTTTTGTTGATTGTCTTAATCAACAAGGCAAGATGAACGGTACAAGCACAAATAGCGGTTCTTGGGGCGGTGCAGCTATAAGAACTTATTTGAATGATTATGTTTTCCCGGCAATGTCGGCGGATGATAAAGCCTTATTCACGCAATTTAAGACGATAACCGCAAATCCCTATAATGGAACGGTGCTTGAAACGTCTATTGATTATTTAGCGTTATGCGCCGAAAAAGAAATATTTGGCGCGGCTACTTATGGAAATGTAACGGAAGCAAACGCCTTAACGCAATTTGATTATTATAAAAATATTTCCACTCACACGAAATATGCAGGCGGGAACTTGTGTTATTGGTGGGAGCGCTCGCCTTGTAAAGATTATGATTCCGCCTTTTGTTTATCGAATGTTGGAAATGCAAGCTTTAATCCGGCAAGCAATCCGCAAGGTATTTCCCCGTTTGCTTGCATTTAAGGGAGGTTTAAAAAATGCCAAAGAAAGAACTTGAACAACGTTCTTATTCGTTTGAAGTAAGGGCGGAAACCGATGAAAAAGGCCGCATTATTACGGGCCGTCCGATTGTATATAACAGCAGAACGGACTTGGGTTACTTTGATGAAGTAATTGAAAGCGGTGCTTTAGCGAACACGGATTTAACCGATGTTCGTTTTTTAGTTAATCATGATTTTAGCAAAATCCCGCTTGCCCGTTCCCGCCGCAATAACGGCAATAGCACAATGCAGCTTGTAACGGATGAAATGGGTTTAAGTATTCGAGTGCATTTAGACACAGAAAACAATGCGGAAGCCCGTTCCCTTTATAGCGCGGTTGAGCGCGGGGATATTTCCGGAATGTCTTTCATGTTTTCCGTAAACGGTGAGGAATGGGACAACCTTGAAAGCGAACACCCAACCCGCCGAATTAAAGATATTGGTTCAGTTGTCGAAGTAAGCGCGGTAACGTTCCCCGCTTATGAATCGACTGAAATACAAGCACGAAGTAAAGGGGCGTTGGAGAATGCCCGCGCAGCTTTGGACAAAGCGCGAAAGCCGGATGCAAAGTCATTGGACAATGACGAATTGGAATTATTAAAAGCTAAAACAAAAATTCTTGGAGGTATTTAAACATGAATAAGAAAGCTTTACTTGAAAAGCGCATGGCAAGACTTAACAGCAAGAAGGAAGCCTTAACGAAAAAGGCCCTTGCTTCCGATAATGCGGAAGAAGTGCGTTCTATTAATGAACAGCTTGCCGAATTAAACGCCGATATTGAAGACGTACAGGATGAACTTAACCTTATTGCGGAAGAGGAACAGAGGGCCGCAAACCCGGAAACCAACCCCGCAACCGTAACCCCGCCCGCAAACGCGCAGAGGGTGAACGGAAACATTGTTGGGGCATTTTCGCAGAATCCTAACCCGACACAGGCCCGCGAAAATGCCGACCCGTTTGATACTATGGAATACCGTCAAGCGTTCATGAGATACGCGCAGACGGGGCAGGAAATCCCCGCTAATCTTTATCAGCGCGACGGGATGCCGCAGAACACCAACGGGCTTGGTGCGACTATTCCGACCACGGTTCTTAATGAGTTTATCAACCTTGTAAGAAAGCGTTACGGCAATCTTTATTCTAAGGTTAGAAAGCTTAACATTCCCGGTGCGGTGAAGGTTCCCATTGCGGAATTACAAGCAACGTTTAAGTGGATCACGGAAGACACGGTTGCCCCGCGCACGGACGGCGGCGAAATCAACAAGTTCGTTATGTTTGAATATAACATGGCGGAAATTAGAGTTTCTCAAACCCTTCTTTCTTCCATTGTTACCATTGACCTTTTTGAACGTGAAATTGTCCGCATTATGATGATTGCATACATGCAGGCTATGGACACGGGCATTATTAAGGGTACTGGCAACGGGCAAATGTTAGGTATTCTTAATGACCCGCGCATTCTTGCAACCGGGAACGTGGTTGAAATGACCGCCGCCGATATTAATAACTGGACAGCATGGCGCAAGAAGTTCTTTGCTAAACTTCCGCTTGGTTATCGTGATGGTGAATTCATTTTCAACCTTGCAACCGTTGACGCTTATCTTGAAACCATGGCGGACGCGAACAACAACCCGATTTTCAGACAGGCAACCGGGCTTGAAGTGAATGACGGTGACGCAAGAAACCCGAACGGAAGATTCTTTGGGCGTGAAGTTTCCCTTGTTGAACCGGATATTCTTAGAGACTTTGACACGGCGGATGCCGGGGAAGTTATCGGTATTTATTGGCAACCGGACGAATACGCAATCAATACAAATATGGCGTTTGGAATGCGCCGTTGGTTCGATGAAGACCGTAACGAATGGGTGAATAAGATGCTTACCGTTGTTGACGGTAAGGTTCTTAACCCTATGGGTTATTGGCTTATTAAGAAAAAGGCAAGCAACTAATATAAGGGGGTTTTCCAATGGATAACACTTTAGACGCGCTTAGGGCGTTATATGTTGCTTTAGGCGGTACTGCTTCCGATGTTGCCAACCTTGTTATTATTCCGGATTTAATTAACGCTATTGCAAGGTTAATTTCAAGCGGAGCAACCACGGAACTTCCTAAAGTTACTTCTTCCGATAATGGCAAGGTTTTAACCGTTGTTTCCGGCAAGTGGGCGAAAGCTGCTTTGCCGGGTGGTTAATTTTTAGAAAGGGGGCTAACGGGCAATGAATGTAACGCTTGATGATGTTAAAAACGCGCTTGGAATTACCGGGGATTATCAAGACGCAACTTTACAAGTTTATTTTGATGAAGTTGTTTCTTTTTTGAATGATTCCGGGGTTAAAGGCGCAAATGTCACGCCGGGCATTGTTGCCCGTGGGGTTTCCGACTTATGGAATTACGGTGAAGCGGGCGGAAAGCTAAGTGAATATTTCATGCAGCGGGCCGCCCAACTTGCCTATAAAACTTAAATGGAGGATTTAAAAATGATTAATACTCAAAGAATTGTTCCGGTTACTAAGATTGACTTAATCACGCTTTACGCGCTTATCATGTCCCTTGCAGGGACTTCTTACACGACTATTGACGCAACGGACACCGTGGGCGATTTTGAAATGACTTCCGGGAGCGGAAATGTTGTTGCAAGTCAGCCCGTTACTACTTTTGACTTTGCAACGGGGGTTTCCGCTGCCGTTGTTTACTTTGTCCCTTCTTATGATTATGCGGGCTTTTCCATTAACGGAACCGCCGTAACAACCACGGGCGCGACGGTTGCGCCGGATGGCGTTAGCCTTTACACGGCAACCCTTTCTAGCGGAGCGGTTGCAATTGCCAAAGTTGGTGTTTAATCATGGCGGCGTTCAAGCCGTCCGCCACGTTTAGCGTTGCATTAATGCTTTTGGTTCCCACTTATTCAAAGGTGCAGGGAGTGACGAAAAAGTCATTCCCTGCCCTTGAAGAAGGGGTTCTTTTTTATGGGAATTTCAAGACTTACGGGGGAACGGAACTAACCGTAAACGGAATTTATTCCGTTGAAGATACGGCATGGATTGAAACATGGTTTAGGCCGGATATTAAATCGGATTGCCGGGTTGGTATTCCTTCCACGGGCGCAATTTATGAAGTTATTGGTGAACCGGAAAACATTAATTTGCGCAATCAGTATTTGAAATTCAAAGTTAGAAAAGTAAAGGGCGGCGCATGACTTATGGCAAAGTTTAGCTTAGAATTTGCGGGCTTTGATGAAGTTCTAAAAAAGCTTACTAAACTTGAAGCCGATATAAAACCCATTGCAGAAGAAGCCTTAACCAAAACCCATGAAATTATTACCGAAAAAGCGGAAGCCGCAATTCAAAAACCAAACCTTCCCGCAAGTGGTAAATATTCAACGGGCCAAACGGAAAGAAGCATTAAACATGACGCGCAAATAAAGTGGAGCGGGACAGAAGGAAGCGTTTCTATTGGTTTCAATATTAAGAAAGGTGGTTTAGCTTCAATCTTTCTTATGTATGGAACGCCTAGAATGATAAAGGATCAAGCCCTTTATGATGCTTTTTGGAGCGAACAAACAGAAGGGGAAATTATGAACGTTCAAAAAGAAATCTTTTATAAAGCATTGGAGGAATTGGAGGGATGAAAGAATTATTAATAAGTCTTCTTGAATCTTTTGGGTTCCCGGTGTTTTTACAAGGTTCTTTGGATGAAAATGAAGCATATCCCCAAAGTTTTTTCACGTTTTGGAATAATGATAGTTACGACAATAACCATTATGACAACAACCCCGTTAGTTATACATGGAATTTTGACGTAAACTTTTATTCCGTTGACCCGGAATTAGTAAACACAATACTTTTGCAGGCCAAAACGCTTTTGAAGCAAAATGGGTTTATTATCACGGGGAAAGGTTATGACGTTGCTTCCGATGAACCGACACACACGGGGCGCGGGATGAACGCTTTAATCATTGAAAATTAACTTTCAAAAATGGAGGAATTAAATTATGGCTAACACTTATCCTAGCGCAGCTTTACAGGAAATTGTAGAGTATAGGGGCGTTGAAGGACTTGTTGCGGCGGAAGTTCTTGTTGACGATAACGACACGAACACGGCGGGAGAAGGGGAAACCGCTAATCATGGTTATGTTACTGGCCCCGTTTTTGCCGTTGCGGGCGTTGCGGAAATCAGCAAGACAACGGACAGTTCTAACGAAGCGCATTATTACGACAATATCCCCGCCGTTGTGGTTTCTAACACTTCTTCCGACGAAGTGACTATTTCCGCTTCCGCCGTTCCCCTTGACGTTCTTGCAACTCTTACGGGGCAAAATTACGATGATACCACGGGCGCATTTATTGAAGGGCCTAGGGACTTAAAGTATTTTGCCATTGGTTACAAGACGAAGAAAACCAACGGTGATGAAATGTATGTTTGGCGTTACAAGGGAACGTTCAACATTCCCGACCAAACTAATAGCACGGAAAACGATTCCACGGACGCTAACGGGCAAGAACTTGTCTTTACGGGTATTTCTACCACTCACAAGTTTACGAAGACTACAAAGGGCGCAAAGGCCCTTGTGGTTGATGTTGCGAAGGGCCTTGCGAACGTTTCCACTTTCTTTGATACCGTTACCACGCCGGACACGTTACAGGCGGTTAGCGGTTAATTGTTGATAGGTTAAAAGAAAAACAATGTGGGGACAGCGTTTCCAGTTGTAGAACGTTTTCACGGGGCTTTACTCCTTTCCCCCGTGGATTACCCACCATATTTGAAAGGGGAAAATTATGAAACTTAATATTTACGAAAAGAAAACGGTTGTTAAGACTTACGAAGTTGATGCTTATGATTTAATGTTTGGCGTTCTTGAAGATGTTGCGGACGCAATTAAACTGGATGAATTAAAAACCGGAACGGACGTTGAAATTATTAAAATGGCGGGGAATCTTGTTATTAATAGTATGGACACGGTGAAAGATCTTCTCAAAGACATTTTTGAAGGGATTACCGACGAAGAAATCAAGAAATGCAAGGTTTCCGAAATTGCCGTTGTTTTGGTTGACGTTGTTAAATATACGCTTGTGCAGCTTGGCAAGGGATTTAGCGGAAAAAACTGAATGAGGGTGGGACAAATCTCACCCTTTACGAAGTCTTTTTCGAAATGGAAATAAGCATTTGTGAACGCTTCCCGGCTTTATCCCCGTTCGATGTGCGGAGGACAAAAGCGGCGGAAGTTTTTTTATTAATTCGCCGGATGAACAACTATAACAAACAAAATAAATCCGGTAAAAAGAAAGTGCTTAGACGGCCTGCCGGGGATGATTGGTTTTAATAAGGTGGTGAAAGCATGGCAAAGGGCGACGAAATCACAACTAAATTTAAAGTTGATATATCGGATTTAAAAAAGGGCATTAATGAAGCTACACAACAAATTAAACTTGCCGACGCTACTTTCAAAGCCGCAACTGCCGGAATGGATAATTGGAGCAAATCAACGGACGGGCTAAAGGCTAAATTAAGTCAATTAGATTCCACGTTATCCGCCCAAAAATCCAAACTTGAAAATTATACCGAACAACTTAAACGACAAGAAAGCGCATATCAAGAAAACGGAAAAAGAATTGAAACAATAAAAGCGCAGCTTGCACAATTAGCGGAACAAGGCGTTTCCAAAACTAGCGCGGAATATAAGAAGTTAGAAAACACGCTTGCTTCTTGTGAAAAGGAACAAGAAAGCAATGGAAAATCAATTGACAAATTAAAGATTTCCATTGTTGAACAACAAGGCGCAATCAATAAAACGGAAGCGGATATTAAGAAATATGGTTCCGCTTTAAATGATTTAACAAGCGATCAAAATTCCGCCGCGCAAGCCGCACAAAAGCAAGAATCCGCTTATTCCAAACTTCAAAAGACAATTGCAAATCAAGAATCTGATTTAAGCGCATTAAAAAAGCAGTATGCCGAAGTTGTATTAAGTCAGGGTAAAAATTCAGCTTCCGCAAAAGATTTAGCCGGACAAATTGATAAGTTATCCGGAGAATTAAAAGATAATAAAAGCAAGTTAAATGATGCGGATAAAGCTGCCGACCAATTAGACAATTCCATTGAGGATTTAGGAAAAGAAGCGGACAGTACAGGAAGTAAATTTGACGGATTAGGAAGCAAAATAGCAAACGGTTTGAAAGCCGGACTTGCGGCAGCGGGAACGGCAATAGCCGGGGCGGTTGCGGGATTGACAAGCGCAACCGTTAGCGCGGCAGCGTATGCGGACGAAATGATTACCATGTCCACGGTAACGGGCATGAGTACGGACGCATTACAAGCCTATAACTATGCGGCGGACTTGGTTGATGTTTCTATGGAAACATTAACGGGTTCAATGGCTAAAAATATTAAATCCATGTCTAATGCTGCCAAAGGTTCGGAAGCGTATGCGGCAGCTTATGACAAATTAGGGGTTTCCGTAACGGATGCAAACGGAAACTTGCGAGACGGACAAACGGTTTATTGGGAAGCTATTGACGCATTGGGACAAATGGAAGAGGGCGCGGAACGTGATGCCCTTGCAATGCAGATATTCGGAAAATCCGCACAAGAATTAAACCCGTTAATTGCGCAAGGTTCAGAAGGGATTGCGAAGTTGACGGAGGAAGCCCAAAACATGGGTGCCATAATGTCAGAGGATGCTATTGCGGCGCTGGGGCAATTTGATGATTCTATGCAGCGTTTGAAGGGCGGGGCTAGTGCCGCTAAAAATGCTCTTGGAATGGTTCTGCTTCCGCAGCTTCAAACTTTGGCAGATGATGGAGTAAGTTTACTTGGTGAATTTACGCAAGGCTTAAATAAAGCAAATGGAGATTGGTCAAAAATTAGTGAAGTTATAGGGAACACAATTGGTTCTTTGACTCAAATGATTTTGGATCAACTGCCGAATATATTAGAAGTTGCCAAAGAAATTGTTACGTCAATGGCGGGGGCAATTGTTGATAGTCTTCCCACACTTATTCCGGTTGCGTTAGATATTATAAGCACTTTAATAACTGAATTAATAAGAGGGATCCCTTATTTAATAACCGTTGGCATTCAAATAATAGAAGGTTTATTGACTGGATTGGGGGAAGCAATTCCCGAAATTGTTGTTGCGATTGTTCAAGTTATTCCGGATATTGTTCAAGCTCTGGTTGACGGAATTCCGCTTTTGATTCAAGGCGCAATTGATTTCTTCATGGCAATTATTGACGCAATTCCGACTATTGTTGAAGAACTTCAAATAGCCTTACCCAAAATTGTTGAAAGTGTTTTAACTTTATTAACTGATGCCCTTCCGCAATTGCTTCAAGGTGCAATAACATTATTCGAAGCAATTGTTGACGCTATTCCGGTTATTCTTCCAATCTTAACCGAAACATTGCCGCAATTAATAGAAACTATTTTAGGTTCTATTTCTGAATGGTTGCCGGATTTAATTCAAGCTTCAATAGATTTACTAATGGCAATAGTTGACGCAATCCCGCAAATTATTCCGCCATTAGTTGAAGCATTACCGGATATTATCAATTCTATTGTTAAAAGTCTAATTGACGCATTGCCCGTATTGTTAGATGCGGCAATTACGTTATTAATGGCATTGATTCAAGCAATTCCCGAAATAATTGTTGCCTTAACGGAAAATATCCCGACAATTGTTTCTTCCATTGTAGAAATTTTAATAACGAATTTTCCGGTATTGTTAGAAGGTGCAATTCAATTATTTATGGCTTTGATTGAAGCGATTCCGGTTATTGTGCTTGAATTGCTTAAAGCATTGCCACAAATAGTGGAAGCGTTCTTAAACGGGCTTGTAGGGCCTGTTACCGGGTTGTTTGATGGATTATGGCAAGGAATTGTAAATATCTTTGGTGATGCTGCCACATGGTTTGACGAAAATGTAATTCAACCAACGGTTGAATTCTTCAAAAATCTTTGGGAAACGGTTTCCGGTTTCTTTTCTCAGCTTTGGGACGATATTGTTGAAATTTGGGAAACTGTTGCCGGGTGGTTTGACGAAAACGTAATTCAGCCGTTAGCAAAATTCTTTTCCGACCTTTGGGAAGGGATCAAAGAAGTCTTTAATTCAGTCAAAGAATGGTTTGAAGAGAAATTCCAATCGGCGAAAGATGCCGTTACAAATGCTTGGGGCAGTATTTCCGAATGGTTTTCCGGCGTTTGGAAAGACGTTAAGAATGTCTTTAAAAATGTAAAAACTTGGTTTTCCGATAAGTTTAACGATGCGGTTGAGGGAATTAAGGAAAAATTCGGAAAAGTCAAAGCATGGTTTTCCGGCGTTTGGAAAGGGATCAAAGAAATCTTTAAACCCGTTGCAGATTGGTTCGGAGATATTTTTGATAGAGTTGGAACAGCCGTTAAAGCCCCGTTAAATGCCGTTATAAGGGCAATGAACAAGGTTATTGGCGGACTTAACACAATATCAATTGATATTCCGGATTGGGTTCCCTTTGTTGGCGGTAAAAAGTTTGGGTTTAATATCGGCAAAATCCCGGAACTTGCGCAAGGCGGCGTTTTAAGGCGCGGGCAAATGGGACTTTTGGAAGGTTCGGGCGCGGAAGCGGTTGTTCCCCTTGAAAGAAACAAAGCGTGGATCAATGCCGTTACAAATGAAATGATTGAACAACTTAAAGCAAAAGGCATTTTGGGCGGAGGTGCTTCAAGCGTTTCAAATGCAAGGGATTATAATTTCACACAAATTATAAATGCCCCTAAACAACCTTCCCGGATTGAACTTTATAGGCAGACAAGAAACCTTTTAGCTTACGCAAACGCAACGGGCGGTGAATAATATGTATCAAGCGAAAATTGAAAATTCTAGTGGTAATATTATGACCTTAACGGGGGTTGAACCGACTTATCAAATTATCAGTATAACCGGATTAAACCCCCCTTCCGCCCAAATCAATACCACAACAATTGTGGGACTTGACGGGGCGGTTTTTAATTCGTCCAAACTTCAAACCCGTAATTTGGTTTTGACTGTTAAGATTAACGGCAATGTTGAACAAAACAGGCTTTTGCTTTATAGCTATTTCAAAACTAAAGATTGGTGTAAATTCTATTACACCAATGAATCTTTGGACGTTTCTATTGAAGGATATGTTGAAAGCGTTGAATGCGACTTATTCACCAACAATGAATTAGCGCAAATTTCAATTCTTTGCCCTTATCCTTACTTTAAGAGTTTAAGCGAAATTCTAACGGATTCTTCAAAGTCTATTCCGCAATTTTATTTCCCGTTTTCCATTAACATTAATGAACCGGTTGTTATTTCCACGTTTGATGAATCAAGCGGAATTGCGGTTTATAATAGTTCGGAATCGGAAACGGGCGTAACGGTTCAAATTAATGTTCTGGATGCTTGTAATTCAATTGAAATCAAGAATATTATAACCGGGGATGATTTTGAAATTAACTTTTCATTTTTGGCTAATGACACGATTGTTATTAACACCAACAAAGGGCAAAAATCAATTAAGTTAATCCGCGCGGGTGTTATTAGCAATATCTTTTCCGCAATTCAATCCGGTTCGGTTTTCTTCCAACTTGCCCCCGGCGTTAATAACTTTGAATATTTGGTTGATAATTCGGCGGCGAACAATGACGAAATAACGATTACTTTCAGATATTACAATATTTATAGGGGGGTGTAAGAATGAATGATGTTTATGTGTTAAATAGAAACCTTGAAACAATAGGCATTATTGATTCTTACAAATCCCTTATTTGGGCTAGCAGATATAACACCGTTGGGGATTGTGAATTATATGTTCCCGCAACAAATGAAAATTTAACAATGCTAAAGAAGAATAATTTCTTAATGCGCATTGACAATAATATGATTTGCCAAATCAAGAAAATTGAACTTGATACGGATGCGGAAGAAGGAAATTATTTAATTGTTACGGGTTATGATGTTAAACAATGGTTAGATCAACGGGTTATTTGGGGGACGATGAATCTTGACGGAAACGTTGAAAACTTCATTCGTTCAATGGTTGATAAGGCGTTAGGAAATGCGGGTTTATATGCCCGTCAAATCGTTAATTTGAACGGTTCAAGAATCTTCTATTTAGGAACGGCGGCGGGATTTACGGAAGTAAATACCGAACAAGCAAGTTATAAAAATATTGGTGAAAAGGTTCGGGATTATTGCTTGAAATATGGTTGGGGTTATAGGGTTGTTTTAAGTAACAATTTACTATACTTCCAACTTTACAAAGGAACGGACAGAACAAGCAGCGTTATTTTTTCGGATGCTTACGAAAACTTAGCAACCACAAAATATATTGAAGATGAAACCAACATGGGAAATGTTGCGTTGGTTGCGGGTGAAGGAAGCGGGGCAGCGCGTTCAAGAAATGTTTCCGGTTATGCGGAAGGAATTGAACGTTATGAAATTTATGTTGATGCAAAGGATATTTCCAAAACTATAACATGGGGCGATTTAACCAACCTTTACCCAACCACGGACAGCGGGGGACAAGGTTATATTTCCGGCAATGCAACAAGCGGTTACGTTTACAAAATGAATTATATCAATATTCAAATTGTAGATTCCGACCAATTAACCAATTTACAACAAACTTACCCGGATGGAACTTTAATAACCATTGGGGGAAATCAATATTACCAAATTTATAATGAAGTTATTGCGGATTTACCTTCAAATACCCTTGAAGACAGCGACGATGTTAAATTAAGGGACGTTGTTTATTCAGTTTATTTATTAACAAGAGGATATGAAAAATTAGCGGAATTTGGTGCAGTTACTTCTTTTGAAGGGGTTGTTGAACCAAATACAACGTTTGTATATAACAAAGATTATTTTCTTGGCGATTTGGTAACGGTTCAAAATGAATTTGGAATAACGGTTGAAGCAAGGATAACGGAAGTTATTGAAGTAAACGACGATAACGGTTATTCGGTTGAACCAAAATTTGAATATATATCAATGGAGGGTTAAGAATGGCAGACCAAACTTTTAACGTAAATTGTGGGTTCTTTGATGCCATTAATTATGATAGAACATACACCGCCGACGATATGAACAAGCCTTATTCAAGGGTTATTGCGGACGGTGTATTTGCTACAAATCAGGGAACGCCGTCAACGGATTTGCAAGTATTAAGCGCGGGAAGCGGAATGAATATCACGGTTTCACCCGGACAAGGAATTTTTGCTTCCAAATGGTTTGAAAACCCTTCCGCTATTCTTATCACGGTTCCCGATAATACCGCGCTTTATCCGCGCTTTGATGCCGTCATTGTTCAAGTGGACAAGCGTTCATCCGGAAGGGTTGGAAATATCGTTTACAGAGCGGGAACGCCTGCTTCCAATCCACAATATCCGGCAATTAACACGGTTGCGGATGTTGTTGAATATGCGGTTGCTTATGTTTACGTTGCAGCGGGGGCAAACGCTATTAACAATGACGCTATAACCGACTTGCGCGGTTCATCTTCTTGCCCTTGGGTTACTGGATTAATTACGCAAGTTGATACAAGTACGCTTTGGGCGCAATATCAAGCAGCTTATCAAAATTATTATGATGCAGCTACAACGGATTTTGAAAACTATACTTCCGAACAACGGGAAGCTTGGGAAGAATTTGTTCAAACTTTAACGCAAGAATTAACCGTTACAACCAACGTTATTTTGCTTTCAAGCATATATAGCGCAACCGGAAGCGCAACGGTTATTCCGATTAATATTCCCGCTTACAATCCGGACACGGATATTTTACAAGTATTCATTAACGGGCTTTTAGCCGTTGAAAACACGGATTACACGGTAAATAGTGACAATGAAAATATTACATTAACAACCGCAATTAAATCCGGAAATGATGTGAATTTCATTGTTTTCAAATCCGTCATTGGCGGGGATATTGAATCCGCCGTTTCCATGATGCGCCGTTTAGATGATAAAATCGCAAACTTTATGGCGGATAGTGGTTGGATCAATTTCACGCTTGAAAGCGGGGCGCAAGCTTATGACAGCAACAATAAACCCGGCGTTCGCTGCATTGGCAACCGGGTTTATTTGCGCGGGGCTATTAAGAATTTAACCACAAATTCAACCATTTGCACGTTACCCGTTAGCTTCCGGCCCGCACAAGATCACGTTTACACAACTTCCGCTTTCAATGTTTCTTCCGGAACGGTAAATGATGAAATTACTATAACGGTTTCCGCTTCTAATGGAACGGTTAAGCTTACGGCAAAATCCGGAACGATTACTTCAACGGACAAGATTTCTATTGCAACAAGTTTCCTTGCAGCAACCGGAAACACGGCGTATATGATTTATGAATATATGGGAAGCGTTGCAACTTATTCCGATTTACCCGCAAGCGGAATGAATGCGGGTGACGTTTACATGATTGAAGCAGCAGACCCAACCCACAATATAGCGGCGGGGGATGATGTTATGTGGAACGGTTCAGAATGGGAACTTTTGAACGCCGTTATTTCATCCGACCAAATTGATACAATTATTGATTCAATTTCTTAAACGGGGGAATAAACAATGAAAAATTATGTTGACAAAGACAAATTGCAGGAATACACGACAAAATTAACGGCAAAGTTCAAAGAAATCTTTGCGTTAAAAGGTGAACCCGCTTCCGATGAACAAGTTGAAACGTATGTTAATGCTTGGCTTGCCGCTCACCCCGAAGCAACTACAACGGTAGAAGATGGAAGTATTACCCTTGCGAAGTTTGCAAGCGGCGTTATTGATAATTCACTTTCAATTTCCGGAGCAGTTGCGGAAGCAAAGAAAACAGGGGATGAAATTGCTAATTTAAAAAGCGTAATAGAAGATGGTTTATATATATCGAATAATTTTGAATGGGTGAACGGAAACATTTCCGCAACTGGCGCGAACAACAACACAAACAGAGAATATCGCGTCCGAACAGTTGGGTTTATACAGGACAATTCAATAGAAATGCTTGCTTGTCCTTCCGATACTATGTTTGTGGTGCATATGTATTCGGGGCAATCCGCGTCAAACTGGGTTGGAGTATTCAACGGTACAGAATTCGCAACAACTGGCTGCGCATGGATTGGAGTATTCGACTTTGGAAAGTGGCAAGCATTATATCCAACTTACTATTTCCGATTTATTATGCAGAAAAGGGTGTTTACGGAAATAGACCCCTCATATGGCAAATATCTGTATATTGCCGGGTATAACAGTGTAGATTTCAAAATTACAAACGGAATTGCTGCCGATTTCAACCAATTTGGCACGTATAGTACCGGGGATTACTGCTATTATCATACGGTTCTATATCGGTTTACGGATGATAAAGCGGCTGGCGCGTGGGATGATACGGTTGTCGAACCCGTACAAATTATGACAGATTTACGGATTGCGACTGTTAATGCGGACAAGAAAACGGTATATGATAATTTCTGTACCCACTTTAACGCAAGCGGCGCGGTATCATCCTATATCTTCTTTACAGACCCGCATATATATTACAAGAATTGCCCCGACTCTCTTATTAAAAAGATGTTCAGCGTAATTCAAAATGCTTACGATTCCACTCCTACAGATTTTGTCATGTGCGGCGGAGACTGGCTTGTTGGCGGGGCAAATGATATCATTCCGGGTGGGCCGACTCCCGCGCAGGCTTGCGGACAACTTGGATTTCTTGCAGGAGTAACGGACAAGCTATTCAAACCGTATTATCCGATCATCGGGAATCACGACACGAACTATAAAAATACAACATTGTCTCAGCAGACAATTAATAATCTGATGTTCCGCGAACAAGGCGAAAGTTATTATAGGTTTGAAGTGAAAGATGTTGCGTACTATGTATTTGACAGCGGTTTAGATAATAACACGGGTACTATCACTCCCCGAAGGGCGGCGCAACTTGATTGGTTTGCAACCGCGCTGTTGACGGAAGACAAGCCAAACGTTGTACTTTGCACACACATTTTCTATGCAACTACAAGCAGCGATTGGACACGCGCAACAGTGTCCAAAATGGGCGAATACATGGCTGCAATTGCGGCGGCGTACAATGCGCGTCAAACCTATACTGCCGGATGGGATAATACAAAATCATACGATTATTCCGGTGAAACCGGAAAAGTGGACTACATTATAGCGGGACACCTTCATAATGACTGGATAGTACAGGAAAGCGGAATTCCTGTTGTTATGACAGCGTGGGTATTAAACGATTACACCTATCCGACATTCGACCTAATGGCATACGATCACAATGCGGATATATTGTATTGTGATAGGATAGGCGCGGGAGCTAATAGAATTGTCCATTGCAATCGTGAATCGGTAATCACAACGGCATTGCTTACGGCTAGTATTACGGGAACTCTAACGTGGACTTCTGATAACACCGAGATAGCAACCGTGTCAGACGGAACGGTTACGGCTGTCGCAACCGGATATTCCTTGATTACTGCCGCAAACGAAAACGGTGAAAAGGAAACATGGGTTGTTTCCGTATCATAATTGATTTAAAGAAAAACTTTAAAATAAAAAAGCCGGGGTTTATTCCCCGGCTTTTTTATTTTGTGAACATTTTCAAAAATATGTAGAAAAATGATGAAAAATGACTATACAGGAAATAAATACCGTGTTATATTATTTTTGTAAACAACATTTATAATGGCATTGGGGGTTTATTTCATGAGATTTGAACAAGTCAAAAAAGGCAGAAAAGACAACAAGATACAAAAATTATTGGATCAGTTTTTGGCTTCAAAATATGATAAAGTAGAAGTTTTTAATGAAAACGATTATGAAAGTAATGCACAAATGACAGCAGCCATAAGATTTGCTATAAGAAGTTACTATAACGGACAATTAACCGTTACCCGTACAAATAACAGGGTTTTCTTGACTAAAACAGAAATTAAAAGTGAAGCAAACTAAAAGCCGGGTTTCCCCGGCTTTTTTGAAACTTAACTTTCAATTATCCTAAATATCCGTTTTCATTGAATCGAATGCGCAAGTTTGCAGCCAAAGCCCACGCCTTTTGTCTATCCCCGGCGTTGTTTTCGTCAAGTTCGATTCCAACAGCTTTCAATTCTTTAATAATCAATTTAATTGCGTTGTTATATTGTTCTTTGTTTAATTCGTGAATACTCATTTTTATCATTTTCCTTTCCCTTAACCTTATATTCTTATTATACTTAATGCCATTTAAAATGGCAAGTGTAAAAAATGGTAAAGCCCCGGTTGTCCGGGGCTTTTTTATTTGTTCGGGGGCTTTTTAGTTGATTGCTTTGAGGGCTTGAACGTATTTGTTAATAAACCGCTTCTTTTCAAATTCGTTCGCTATGATGTTCAAATCGTCTTTGGAAAGCCCTTTGGTTAATGCCATTTTCAGAACTTCCGCAAGTTCAAAGGTTCCTTCAAGCTTTGCAATCCGTTCCATGGAGCGATAGGAGAACAAGCGGCGGATTCCAACCGAATTGGTGATTTCCCGGAAGGTTCTTGCAAACTTGCAAAGTTCCGCATTGCCGTTGGTAACAGCTTCTTCAATCGCCGGGGAATAGTTGATTTCGATGAGGGCAAATCTGTCAAGGGAACTTGCGTCCAGTTGGTAACGGCCCGTGTATTCAATATCCGCCCCGGTTCCCACGGTGTTTCCGGCTGCAATCACTCTAAAATCCGGATGGGCTTCAACCTTGCCCGTGGGGAAATCGAAGTAACGGTTAGCAATTGCGGCGTTCAGAATGATTAGGGTTTCCGGTATGCTGCCGTCCATTTCATCAAGGAAGAACAACCCGCCGTTGGTGAATGCCTTGAAGAATTGGGTTTCATGGAAGGTTCCGTTCGCGTCTATGAATCCCTTAAGTTGGTATTCTTGGGTAACGGCGTTTGTGAAATAGAAGTCAAGCCCCAACCCTTCCGCGACTTGCTTGCAAATCACGTTCTTACCCGTTCCGGCTGCCCCGGAGAGGAAAACCGGAATGTCAAGGTTCACAAGGTTCAAAACCTTTCCAAAAGCTTCATGGGTTACGCCCTTCACTTCATGCATTCCCTTGGGGCTTTCAACCTTAGTAACCTTGGGGAGAATCCCGAACGTCTTAATAATGAAGTCATTCAAGGCGGGCTTTGCTTCTTCAACGATCCGTTCCACGCTTGCCGCCGCGATTGTCTGAATAAGAAGTTCTTCAAGTTTGCTTCCAATCGGGGAAGCAGCCGGGGCTTTCATGGCAAGTTCCGCTTTTGCCGCTTCCATGTTCGCTTCAACTTCCTGCCGAAGATAGGGGTAAAGGGGCTTTTGGGACTTGTCCGAAACGCATTCATATTTCCCGGACTTGGTTTCATAGGTGCGGTTAAGGAACATGACGAAAATTTCATTAGCTTCATCCGCAACCAACAAGGTTCTTTCAAGCTGCTTTAAGATTCTCATTTCTATCTTCCTTTCAGCGGTTTTGTGGGTTTCCGCTTCCCTTTGATTGTCTATATTATACGCCATTTTAAATGGCATTTCAAGTGGTAAAATGAACAAAAATCGCCATTTTTATTGGCGATTTTGTATATTATTTTTCAATGTTCAGTTCCGCAATGATTTTTTCCGGGTTGTATTCGTTCCGCTTGGTTATGGCAAGGTTAATGAAGTATTCGTTATCCGCAAGGAAGTTTTCTTTGATGAAATCCAAATCGTTTATTTGTTGCCCGTAACCGAAAGACCAACTTTCTTTGATTCCCGGAACGGTTTCAAGCCACTTGAAACCAAAACGGCGGAACATGGAAGGATTAACAAGCGGGAAGCAAAGCTTTTGTAAATCAAGGTGTTCCAGATAGTCTTTAACGTTTACCGTTCCAAAAGCCCTATCATTGCTTTCTTTTGCAACGTAAAAGGCAACCTTCAAATTCACCCTATACCCACGAAGTTCAAGGGTATTAACCACGCCCAAAGCCGCAATTCCGGATTCAATAAATTCTTCCGCATTGGTTCCGCAATTCTCTGTTATACCAACCACAATGGAAACGGTTTTGGTTTTTTGCGGAGCCGTCCGGGTTAGAATCATGGAATTTGGAAGCCCCATGATTGCGTTTGGAACGTTGGGGGCATATCCAACCACGTTGTTTTCAATCGTCCGGCGCGGGCGCGATTCCGTCCGCTTCAAGTTTGCAGCAACCCCGGTTTTGATTCGGGGAAGAATTTCCGTGTAACCGTTCCGGAACAATTCTTTTGCTTCATTATAAGACTTGGTTCCGGTGAAACGTTCGCTTCCGGTATGGCTTTCATCTTTTCCGTTCATCACGTCATTATTGGGGCGGGATTCAATAACGGAAATCATTTCATGAATGCTTTTGAAATGTTCTTTGATTATGTTCAAGGGCATTGCGTTAGCTTCCTTTCATTCATTGCTTGCCTTGATCATACGCCATTTTGAATGGCTTTTCAATATGTATTTTCACCAAAATTAATGGCTTTATTTTGTGCGGTTTTCATAGCGCGCACAAATTTTTTGTGCGCGTTTTGTGCGCGCTAGGTAAAAAATCATGTGGGAAACTAAATGAGAGGAAATGAAAATAAATGATTCAGAAACCAAAAGAAAGCCCGCAACCACAAGGGTTCCGGGCTTGCCCTAAGAATATCAAGGCAAAAGGGAGAGGAGAAACCGGAGGAAGAACTTATTTGGAAAGTTCGGATTCGGAAGCCTTGATATTAGAGGGTTTATAAGTGGTTTGAGGTGTGCGCACACCGTTTTTGTGCGCGTTTTGTGCGCGGTTTATTTTTTGTGCGCAATTGCGCGTTCAAATAGTTCAATGCTTTCATCTTCCATAACGTTTGTTTTATGGATATATGTTTTGAATGTTGTTTCAATCTTTTCATGGCCCATGCGGTTTTGAAGTGCTTTGGGATTTACACCGTTTTCCGCCAAAATGGTTGCGTGGGTATGCCGTAAACTATGAAAGTCAAATTCTAGTTTTAATTCATGATGAATAACACGGGAACAATATTTGAATGAATCGGTTGTTATCATGCTGCCGTCGTGGTTTACACAAAGCAAGTTTATATCCCCCGTTCCGGGAATCATTTCATAAAGCGTTTCTTTGTTCTTATCCTTAAATTCCTTTAGGCCGTAACGGACGTAATAGGCCCCGTATAACAGGCGGTTTTCCGTTAAAGTATAAATCCCCGTCATTTTTTAAGCTTTCAAGCGCAACTTCTAATTGTTGTGAAACGTCAATTTCTTCTTGGTTGTCGTTTGCTTCTTCATTGCCTATTAAATAATCAACGGTAACGCCGAAATAATCCGCTATAACCTTCAATTTGTCCATTGGCGGAAGGATTTTCCCCCGTTCATATTCCCCATAAGTGGAGCGGCGGACGTTGAGCAAATCCGCAATGTTTTGTTGCGTCTTTTTCTTTTCCTTCCTTAATGCCTTGATTTTACTGCTTAAAGCGTCCAATTTAATTGTTCACCGCCTTTCTTAAAATGATTATGCCATTCCTAATGGCTAAAAGTCAACAAAAAATTGCCATTAAATTTGGCGATTTTGCCTATTGATTTGCCATTTAAAATGGCGTATGATCAAGGCAAGCAAGGGGGCCAACCCCGACAAGAAAGGAAAATGAAGATATGGCAAACACAAGCTTAAAAGACACTATTCAGCAGTTGGAAGACCTTTTCGGAATCTTCAACTATAAGTATTTCGGCGGGGAACTTTCCAAACCCGTTATCACGGTTTCCCCGGATATGACTAAAGGGGCTTATGGTTGGTGTACTTCCTATAAGGCGTGGAAGGAAGCCGGACACGACACGGAAGGTTACTATGAAATCAACATTTGCGCGGAATACCTTTCCCGCGATTATACGGAAGTTGCCGGGACAATGCTTCATGAAATGGTTCATCTTTACAACCTTGAAAACGGCGTGAAGGACACAAGCCGCGCCGGGACTTACCACAACAGAAAGTTCAAGGAAGCGGCGGAAGCCCACGGGTTGACGGTTGAAACGTCCGACAAGTACGGTTGGAGCGTTACGGCGTTGACGGAAGAAGCCAAACAGGAAGTTGCGGACTTCATGGATTCAATCGGCAAAACAAGCTTTGACCTTTACCGGGAAAAGGTTGTGGAAGAAAAGAAGGGCGGCGGAAAGTCAAGTTCCCGCAAGTATGTTTGCCCGTGTTGCGGTTTGATTATCCGGGCAACTAAGGAAGTCAAGGTTATTTGTTGGGAATGCAATGAACTTCTTGTTGAAGAAGAATAAAGCCAAATACCGGGCCGGGGCGGTTAATCCCCGGCTTTCATACATAGAAAGAAGGGTTTGTTATGCGTTTGTGGCACAAAGACTTAATCCCGGTTCTTCCCCGTCAACAGCTTCTTGGACAATGGCGGGAATGCTGCTTGATTGCTAAAAACATAGCGGAAAAGGGTTCCCCCAATCACATTTTGGTTAATCGGATCATGGATTATCCTATTGAACACTTTACAACTTACGCTTGGCTTGTTCGTTCAGAAATGGTTAAGCGTGGGTATAAAGTAGACTATTTGAAATTTCACAAATGGTTTCTTATTCATAATCGTGTTGATTTTGAAGAACTTTTTAAGGATTGGCACAATGAACGCTATTTAACGCAATGCCTTTTCAATCTTCAAGAAAAGTTTGATTGCGGGGGCATTCCGAAAGAAGAGTGGGAAAAGATTGTTAGGTTTGAAGAATATCGGCGTTTAAGTGTTTTGTAAGCGGTTACATAAAAAGCCATTAAGAATGGCTTGATTGTCCATTTTTAATGGCTTAATATGAAAATCAAGAAAGGGGGTTAAACAATGCTTGATTTGAAAAAGATTCGGGAAGCGGCGGGAATGACGCAAGAACAGCTTGCGGAAAAAGTGGGCGTTATCCGTCAAACCATTTCAAATATTGAATGTGGGCTTGCCCTTCCTTCCGTTCCAACCGCCAAAGCAATTGCGGAAGTGCTTGAATTTAATTGGGCGGACTTCTTTGAAGAAAAAGTTGAAAGCGGGGTTTGAACCGTGGAAGATATTCTTTTCACCGTAAAGGAAACCGCGCAGCTTTTGAAGTGCAATGTTGATTCCGTTCACAAGTTGCGCAAGGCGGGCTTGCTTCCGTTTATGAAGTTAGGAAGCTATAAAATCCGGAAGCAAGCCTTATTAAACTTTCTTGAAGCGTATGAGGGCAAGGACGTTGATGAACTTTTATAAACACCAAATCCAATGCTTAGAAGAAACAAAGGACTTAAACCGGGTTGCTTATTACCTTGATATGGGCCTTGGCAAAACCTTTGTGGGCGCGGAAAAATTGTTCCGATTGGGAAGAAGGGTTAATTTAGTTATTTGCCAAAAATCCAAAATAGCGGATTGGAAAAAGCATTTTGAAACTTATTATCCATATAACTTTCACGTTTACGACTTAACTAAAGGAAAGCAATTTGATGAATATATGGGAAAAGTCATAAACGAAAAGTATCATATTATCGGAATAATAAACTATGAACTTGCGTGGAGAAGAAAACAGCTTAAAGATATTGCCGATTTTACGTTAATGCTTGACGAAAGTTCATTGATCCAAAACCGCAAAGCCAAACAAAGCAACTTCATTTTGAAGTTGAATGCTTCAAACGTGATTCTTTTAAGCGGAACACCCACTTCCGGCAAATATGAAAACCTTTGGACGCAGATTCATCTTTTGGGTTGGGATATTAAAGAATCCACTTATAACACCCAATATGTAAATTGGCGCAAGCTGCAAATAGGTTGGGGGCCGAATGCAAAGCTTGTTCCGGTTGTGGACAAGTTGCAGCCTTACAAAAACGTTGAACGCTTGAAAACCAAAATGCGGGAACACGGCGCAATCTTCATGAAGACGGAAGAAGTTCTTGAATTGCCGGAACAAGTCATAACTGAAATTGAAGTTAATGTTTCAAAAGAATACAAGCATTTTCAAAAAGCTTCCCTTGTCACGGTGAACGGCGTGGAACTTGTCGGGGACACGGATTTAACGAAAAGGCTTTATTCCCGGCAACTATGCGGGCAGTATTCGGAAGAAAAGCTTGAAGCGTTCCGGGACTTGCTAGAATCCACGAATGATAGGGTTATAGTCTTCTATAACTTCAATGATGAATTAGAAGCTTTAAGGGGCCTTTGTGAAGCCCTAGAACGGCCCGTGAGCGTGATTAACGGCACGTTTAAGGATTTGTCCGCCTATGAGCAAAACGGCGATTCTATAACCCTTGTGCAGTATCAAGCGGGGGCAATGGGCTTGAACTTGCAAAAGGCCAACAAGGTTGTTTATTTCACCCTTCCGGACGGAAGACAAGACCTTTTCGACCAATCCATGAAGCGCGTTCACCGTATAGGCCAAAGCCGGACTTGCTTCTATTATATCTTGCTTTGTCGGGATTCCGTTGAAGAAGATATTTTGAAAACCTTGAACGTCCGGAAAGAGTACACGGATGAACTTTTCAAAGAGGGTGAATGAATGGCGGCAGAAAAGAACTTTGAAAACAAGGTTAAAGCTTTCTTGAAAGAACAAGATTGTTGGGTTCTTAAAACGTGGAGTAACGGGGTGCAGCGTTCCGGGGTTCCGGATTTGCTAGTATGCTGCAACGGTTATTTCATCGGCGTTGAACTTAAAGCGGAAAACGGCAAACCTTCCGAATTGCAGCTTTGGAACGTTCAGAAAATCCGGGAAGCCGGGGGAATTGCCATTGTGCTTTATCCGGATCAATTCAAACCGTTCAAAGATTTAATTTATTACATGAAGAACGATAAAAGCCCAACCGTTTCTTCAATCTTGCGGGAAACCCAATTTTATTTTGATAAATAACGAAAGTGTGAAGTTATGGCAAAATACAAAGTTGGTGATAAAGTTCAAGTTCGTTCTGATTTGGTTCTTTCGGAAACTTATGGCGGTGCTGTTGTGACGGGAAAAATGATGCCTTTTCTTGGTAAAGAAGTTACTATTTCTTATGTAGATAATTCAGATGGAACTTATCACATTGAAGAGATTCCCTATCATTGGCGGTGGACGGATGAAATGTTTGAAGGGCTTGCGGAAGAACCGGAATTTCATGTTTACGATACCGTAAAACATGAAAAATACGGGTTAGGAACAATTATTGATTTGGGGCGAAAAAGTAAAAAGACAGGAAGAAGAACGTTAAAAATTGAGTTCAACCATTGGGACGAAGATTTTCCGAATTACGATGAAAATATAATTTGGCTTGATTCAAATAAATTAACGGTTATTCAGTCATATTCACCAAATTAATTTTCTGAATTTTGGTGATTTTGCGAATTGTAATGCCATTTTAAATGGCGTATAATACCCACGGCGAATAAAACGAAAGGGGGATAGAGGTTTGAACACGGCGGTTACAATCACGTTTATTGTGTGCGTCACAATAATGTATTTGGCGAAAATCGCAGCCGAACATAACAGAAAGGGGAAGTAATTTGACACTTTACGAAATTGATTCCGCAATCATGGCTTGCATTGATGCGGAAACCGGGGAAATTGTAGACCCGGCAAAATTGGAAGCCCTGCAAATGGAGCGGGAACGCAAGATTGAAAACGTTGCATTGTGGGTGAAGAATCTAAAGGCCATTACAAGCGCGATAAAGGCCGAAAAAGACGCGCTTGCGGAACGTGAAGCCAATCACAAGGCCAAAATAGAAAGCCTGTCAAAATGGCTTCTAGGGACCTTGGACGGCGCGAAATTTGAAACCCCAAAAGTGAAGATTTCCTTCCGCAATTCGGAAGCGGTTGAAATCACGGACGAAAGCGCAATTCCCGCCGAATATATCCGGGAGAAGGTGGAAACCGCGCCGGATAAAGCGGCGATTAAAGAAGCTTTGAAAAGTAATTTTCAAATTCCGGGCGCAATTCTAGTTCAGAACAAAAATATTCAAATCAAGTGAAAGGGGACTTGAAGAAATGGATTTTGAAATGGATTTTGTTGAAGAAAGTAATGAACTTATACGTTGTGCATTATCCGAATATAAAAAAGAGTTCGGAGAAGATGCGCGACTTGAAGAAGGTGAATCTTTTGTAACTGAATTTAATAATTGCGTTCTGATTATTTCACTAGAAGAAGGAACGTTAAAAACCGATTTTATCGGCGGAAAGCCTTATAGGGTGAACAAGTCTTTCAGCATTTATGAAAGTGAGGTTGAATAAATGGGTATTCCGATTTTGATTCTTGGAGAAAGCGGAACGGGAAAAAGTGCTTCAATGCGCAACTTTGCGGAAGAAGAACTTGCCCTTGCCAACGTTGCCGGGAAGCCGCTTCCGTTCAAGGGAAGGTTCATGGAAGTTCTTAATTCGGATTCTTACCGGGCAATCAAGAAGTTCATGAAAGAAAGTTATGCTAACGTGGTTGTTATTGATGATGCGCAGTATTTAATGGCTAACGAGTTCATGAGAAGAAGCGCGGAAAGGGGTTACGACAAGTTCACGGAAATTGCGGTTAATTTTTGGGATTTGGTGCAGGCCGTCCGGGAACTTCCGGAAGAAAAAATTGTTGTTTTCATGGCGCATATCGAACGCGATCAGAACGGAAACGAAAAAATCAAGACCATTGGAAAGTTGCTCGATGAAAAAATCACGGTTGAAGGAATGTTTACAATCGTTCTGAAAACGAGCGTTTCAGACGGAAAGTTTTCGTTCCAGACACAAAACAGCGGACACGACACCGTTAAAAGCCCCATTGGACTTTTTGAAGCCAATGAAATTGATAACGACTTAAAAGCCGTTGTTGATAGGATTTATCACTATTACGAAATGCCGGGTGCGCCGGGTGACAAAGTAGAGGTTCCGAAAAAAGATGATTCAATGGTGCTTGACTTGGATGAATTGAACAAAGAAGAATATCCGTTTGACACGGAGGAAAAGAAAGACAATGGCAAAACGGAAGAAGAAAAGCCTGCAAACCCACTTGAGGAAAAAGCGGAAGAAAGCCCGCGCAAAAGAAGAACAAGAAAGGAAAGGACTTAAAAAATGAAAGAACTTGACGCGCTTATGAACGCCCTTAACGAAAAGGGGATTTCCAAAAGCTTACGCCTTACGGCAAAGGTTGTTCCGTTCCCGGAAGACAAGGACACGCCGGAAAAGAAGCAGGCGTTACTTGATGAAGCAATCAAACATTCCCTTGCTCACCATTTTGCAAATAATGAAACTTTGGGGGAAATGTTCGGGGCCTTTGCTTATGAACTTGGCATGAATGCCCTTGTCAAAGAACTTGATATTAAGGCCCCGGAAGAATCCCCGGAACTTGGGAAGATTCTTGGGGAACTTCTAAAAAATCTGTAATTTGAGGTTATGAGGCGTGAGGCGCGTCCGTTGGATTCGGTGTTTGGGCATAACGGGCGCATTAACTTAAATATTTAACTAATTACTTAATTGGAGGAATTGAAATGGATTTCAGCAAATGGAACGCCGCGATTGATGCGGAGAAGATGGAAAAAGACCTTGAAGAAATCAAGAAGAACGGCGGCGGGGATTATCCGGAAATTGAACCGGGTGAATACGTCGTGAAGGTTGAGAAGATGGAATTGAAAGCTTCCAAAAAGGGCGATCCGATGCTTTCAATCATGTTCCGCATTGTGGAAGGGGAACACAAAAAAGCTTGCATTTTCTACAATCAGGTTATTTTGCAGGCGTTTCAGATTCATCTTGCAAACGAATTTCTTAACAGCATGGACACGGACGTTGAAGCAGCTTTTCATGGCAACTATGAAGAATATAACAATATCATTCTTGATATTGCGGAAGCTTGCGACAAGCTTGAATTTCTTCTTGAATACGGCGAAAACAGCAAGGGTTATAAGACTTACAAGATTAAAGAAGTTTACGACGCTTAAAAGCGCGGGGGAACGTTCCGGGGCGGTGTGTAGCTGCCCCGGATGAACATATAAGGAAGGTGAATGAATGACAAAACCTTTTGACGATAGGGCGCGGGCGGAACTTCTTAAAAGTTACCGGAAGCCGGACTTGTCGAACGTCCGCCCAAATGAACTTGAAGTGAAGCGGATTGATTGCAAAACCGCAAGGGAATATATAGCAGCCTTTCACTATTCAAAGACAATGCCGGATTCAAGCCGCTTTATATTTGGCTTGTTCCACAATGAAACGTTGTGCGGGGTTTGCGTCTTTGGAATGGGTTGCGTCAAAAATCAATATACGGCAATTTATCCGGATATAAAGAACGGGGAATATATTGAATTAACCCGGCTTTGGTTGGAAGATTCATTGGGAAGAAATTCCGAAAGCTATTTTATTTCAAGGTGCTTGAAGATGCTTCCGGAAGAAATAAGATTGATTCTTTCATTTTCCGATGAAAAACAAGAACATTATGGTTATATCTATCAAGCAAGCAACTTTCTTTATTTGGGGCAAAACAAGGGCGGAAAGATGCTTATAACGGAAGACGGCATTGAAAAACACCCACGGTTATTAGGCATTTACAAAATGCGCCGCCCCGAATTAAAGGATTATTCCAACGAAGAATTGATGAACTTACTAAACTATAAATATATTGAGGGCGGACGAAAATTCCGTTATGTATATTTCAAAGATAAGAAGCTATTAAAACGCCTAAAAATTAAATCTTTACCTTACCCGAAAAAGACTTGTATATTGGATAATTGAGGTGAAGCTAAATGAGAATATGTGAAAGTTGTAACAAAGAAATGATAAACGGTTATTGTGTGCAGGATTCGGAATATTATTGTTCCGATGAATGCTTGCATTCCGCTTATAGTTCGGAAGAATATGAAGAACTTTGTGAAGAGGATTTGGCCTATTGGACGCAATGGGAGGACGAAGATGATCTTCTTTGACTTTGAGGTTTTCAAATATGATTGGTTGGGCGTTTTCATTGAACCGGACAAGCAGCGGGAAACCGTGATAGTTGATAATCCGGCAGAACTTGAAAATTATTATTCAAAAAACAAAGAAGCCATTTGGGTTGGGTTTAATTCCCGGCAGTATGACCAATACATATTAAAAGGGATTCTTGCCGGGTTTGACCCGAAAGAAATAAACGATTATATCATTATTCAAGATTGTCCCGGATGGAGCTTTTCAAACGTATTTAGGGAATTTCCCTTAAACAATTATGACGTTATGCAGAATATAGACAGGGGTTTGAAAGTCTTTGAAGGATTCATGGGGAACGATATTCGGGAAAGTTCCGTTCCCTTTGATATTGACAGGCCCTTAACGCCGGAAGAAATTCAAGAAACAATTCGTTATTGTCGGCATGACGTTGAACAAACCATTGAAGTTTTCTTAAAGCGCATTTCCGACTTTGAAGCGCAAATGGGGCTTTTGAAAATGTTTCATTTGCCTTTATCAAGTATTTCCAAAACTAAGGTTCAATTGTCGGCGGAAATCCTTGAAGCCCAAAAGCGGGAATATCATGACGAATTTGATATTTCCTTTCCCGATACTATGCGCATTGAGAAATACAAAGCGGTTGTGGATTGGTACAAAGACCCGGAAAACCGCGCCTATATGAAATGGGTTCGGGATGAAAACGGCAATTGGAAAGAGGGAAGGAACGGACAATTACAATTAAAGAAAACCCAATTGGAAATTGACGTTGCAGGCGTTCCCCACGTTTTCGGGTGGGGCGGTGTTCATGGAGCGCGGGAAAAGTATTTTGGGGAAGGTTACTTTATAAACATGGACGTTGCTTCCCTTTATCCTTCCTTGATGATTCGTTATGACCTTCTTTCAAGAAGTTGCAACCCGGCAAAATTCAAAGATATTGTTGAAACCCGGTTAAAGTACAAGCACGAAAAAAACCCGCTTCAAGCCCCGTTGAAGATTGTTATAAACGGGACGTATGGAGCAAGCAAAGACAAGAATAACCCGCTTTATGACCCACGGCAGGCCAACAACGTTTGTGTTTACGGGCAGCTTCTTCTTTTAGATTTGATTGAGCATTTGGAACCGTTTGCGGAAATCATTCAGTCAAACACGGACGGCATTTTAATAAAGATGCCGGACGGACAGGATGAAGACGCATTCTATAACACGGTTGACGATGTTGCGCACGAATGGGAAGAAAGAACGGGCCTTGTGCTTGAATTTGATGAATACAGGAAGGTTTACCAAAAGGACGTTAATAACTATGTGATTGTAGATGATGAAGGAAATTATAAATCCAAAGGGGCTTATGTGAAGAAGCTTAATGAATTGGATTATGATTTAGCAATCGTGAACCGGGCCTTAATTGATTTCATGGTGAAGGGAGTTCCAGTTGAAATAACAATTTCAAATTGTGATTGTTTGCGGGACTTTCAGCAAGTCAAAAAGATTTCCGGTAAATATGATTATATCCGACACGGGGAAGCAATCATTCATGAAAAAACGGTTCGTTGCTTTGCAAGCAATCTTAAATCCGATGGGGGATTATTCAAGAAGCATGGAAAAACCGGACGTTGGGCGAAGATGGAAGGAACGCCGGAACATTGCTTTTTGATTAACTACAACGTAAACGGTTGGGAATGTCCCCCAACCCTTAATAAACAATGGTACATTGACACGGCAAAGAAGCGTTTGAAAGATTTTGGATTTGAAAGGATTTAACAAAATGGTTAAGCGCGGGGATATTGTTTACTTAAAAAATTCCGCCTATATGGAATCAATAGGGCATATTCAAGGCGGTTATAGGCCCATGATTGTTGTTAGCAATGATATTGGAAACAAATATAGCAACCTTATAATTTGCGTTCCGCTTACAACCAATAAATCAAGATTAGATTTTCCCACCCACGTTTTAATTAACGGAACTTCCGTTGCATTGTGTGAGCAGCTTTTCACCGTGAACCAAAATTCAATTGATAGAGTTGTAGGACACGCAAGCGGGAAGGAAATGCGGGCGTTAAATAATTGCCTAATGGTTAGCCTTGGGGTGACGATATGAATTTATTCAAAGGTTACGTTCGGACAAAAAATAAAAAGTGCATTGATAAATTTAAGGATGTTCCCTTGCGTTCCCTTGATGAAGTTAAGGATTTGCCGGAATACGCCGGAATCCTTGCTAATGGAATTATATTGATTGACGTTGACGATTTGGCCCAAAGCGAAATTTTAATGAATATCGTGGAAGACAAGCAGCTTGATTGTCGGGTTTACCAAACGACACGGGGCAGGCATTTTGTATTCCGAAATAGCGGGGTTAAGAAATGCCAAACCGGAACAAAGCTTGCTTGCGGCCTTACGGCGGATATTAAAATAGGCGATCATAACAGCTATGAAATTCTGAAATTTGGAGGGGAAGAACGCTTTATTGAATGGGACGTTGAAGAAGGGCGCGACTTGGGGACGCTTCCGAAGTGGTTACACCCTGTTAAAAGCGCGGTGGACTTCCTTGAAATGGAGCCGGGGGACGGGCGCAACAATGCCTTGTTCAGCTACATTTTAACGCTTAACGGGGCCGGATTCACCAAAGAGGAAAGCCGGGAAACCATTAATATTATTAATCAATATATATTAAAAGAACCGCTTTCCGAAGATGAAATTGAAACCATATTGCGGGATGAAGCTTTCCCGAAAGAAACGTTCTTTGAAAAGGGCCGCTTCCTTCATGATAATTTCGCAATATTCTTAAAAAATAATGACCATATAAAAAGAATAAATGGACAACTTCACGTTTACCTTGACGGGGCCTATATTCCGGGGGCGCGGGAAATTGAATTTAAAATGATTCATCATTTACCCATGCTTAAAGCAGCCCAAAGGACGGAAGTTTTGAAATACCTTGATATTATCACGGAAACGGGTTTGGTTGCGGATGCCAACTTGATTGGTTTTCAAAATGGCCTTTATGATATTACAACCGGGGAAATGAAAGAGTTCACGCCGGAAGAAGTTGTTACAAATAAGATTCCGTGGGAATATGACCCGGACGCTTATTCAGAACTTGCGGACAAGGTATTAAACAAGCTTGCTTGCAATGATAAATTAATAAGGGCATTGCTTGAAGAATGTATTGGTTACTGTTTTTACAGACGCAATGAACTTTCAAAAGCGTTTGTTCTTACGGGGGAAAAGGCTAACGGAAAATCCACGTTCCTTGATATGGTTCGGAACGTATTAGGGGAAGAAAATTGTTCCGCCCTTGACCTTGCGGAACTTGATGAAAGGTTTTCCGTTGCAACGTTGGGCGGGAAGCTTGCCAATTTGGGGGATGATATTTCCGATGAATTTATGCAAGGGAAATCCGTTGCAATGTTCAAGAAAATTGTTTCCGGAAATGAAATCAAAGCAGAAGTGAAAAATGACCCGAACATTTTCTTCATGCGTCCATATGTTAAGCTGCTTTTTTCGGCAAACGATATTCCCCGAATGAAGGATAAAACCGGGGCAGTTCTTAGAAGGTTGGTGATTGTTCCTTTTAATGCTAAATTCTCAAAGGATGATCCAGATTATGACCCTTATATTATTTACAAGTTAAGAGAACCGGAAGTAATGCGGTACTTATGCCGGATTGGAATTGAAGGGCTTAAAAGAGTTATAGAAAACAAGGCGTTCACGGTTTCCGAAAAGGTAGAAAAAGCCGTGAAAGATTACGAAGTTTCAAACAATCCTATATTGCTATTTCTTCAAGACACGGAACTTTCCCAAATTGAAAATCAACCAACAAAGGACGTTCACAAAGCTTATAGGGTGTTCTGTTTGGAAAATGGCTTTACTGAAATGACCCTTGCAAATTTCAGCAAAGAACTTAATAGGCGTTTGGGGGTGACAGTAACAAGAAAACGCATTAACGGAAAGCTTGTCGGAATTTATGTCAAAGAGAGGTAAAAAAGAATGGGTGAAAGTTTAGAAAGCAAATGCCTTTATTGCCGTTGGAACGGAACGGACGGATTTGAACCGCCTTGTATTAATTGCAAACACAATGGCGGGGACGTGGACTTATTTGAAGATGTTGGGGAAGCGGCGGTTAAACACCCGGAGCATTACAAAACGGGAAAATTTGAATGTATTGACGTTATGGTTGACGTTTACGGGAAGGAAGCAACAAAAGACTTTTGTTTGTTAAATGCTTTCAAATATCTTTGGAGGTGCAAACACAAAGGGAAGGAAAAAGAAGATATTAAGAAAGCTAAATTCTATCTTGAAAAATATTTGGAGTTATAAAAGTGGAAAATTTCGTTGTTGGCGTAACCATTGGGTTTTTCGTTATCTTTTTGGCGATAGTTCTTTATATCACGTTTGAGGAGAAATAAAAATGGTATATGCAAGATTTTTTCTCGGGGGTTTTGGGCTTGGTATTTTCGTATTTTGGATAACGTTAACGATTATGGGCGGAGGTTATGACGATGATAATTGACGAAATCGGAAAGGCCGCTGCCCTTGAACAACTTGCGGAAGAATGCACGGAATTAGCACAAGCGGCCTTGAAATATGCGCGGAAGTTGCGCGGGGAAAATCCGACACCGAAAACATTTCAAGAAATTGAAAAGAATTTAGTTGAAGAATTTTCGGATGTTTCACTTTGTGCAGACGTGTTACAACTTGACCCTAATTTGACAATTATGAGGAAAAAATTAAAGCGTTGGGAAGAAAGGATTCAAAATGATAAAGCTTGAAAATGTCACGGTTTACGGTTGGGAAGCTGCAATAAGAGGAATGCGCAACCCTATGAATAGTTGGGACAAATCAGACAGCTTTCCCAAAGAAAGAAAATACACGGGAGACGGATATATTGAATACAATCGGTTTGAAATTGGCCCGAATGACCTTGACTTGATGAAGCGACTAATTAAAGCGGGGCCGGATCATTCAAAGTTTATGCGCATGATTGGGGTTTTCGCGGATATTGTTGCGCCGTTGTATTGGTGGAAAGAGTTTGACACTTACAAGGTTGGGACGGTTGCAAATTCTTGTTCTACAATGCACAAGATTCATGATAAGGAATTTACGCTTGACGATTTTTCGCATGAACATTTATTAACGCCGAATGAAGTTGAATGGGGCGAAATTATCCCTTCAATTTGGCTTAACGAAACTATTATTCTTTTGAATCAGAATCGAAAAAAATTCATTGAAACGAAAGATAAACGTTATTGGTGGAACATGATTCAATTGCTTCCGTCAAGTTATAATCAGCGGCGGACGGTTAGCCTTAATTATGCGGTGCTTGCTAATATGTACCCCGCAAGGCGGGCGCACAAATTAGACGAATGGGTTGATTTTTGCAAATGGATTGAAACCCTTCCTTATTCGGAGTTAATAACGGGGGAGGGGGCGGAATAAATGGGGCTTATCTTCTTTCTTCTTGTTTGGCTTATAACGGGTTCATTTTGGAAAGCTGCTTTAATTTCGTTTCTTGCCGCTTGTGTTTGGGAGGTAAAGAAAGAATGACTTGCTTATGTTGCGGAGGAAAAACAAAAGTGATGGATAGCGGAAGCAGTACGGAAGAAGTAATAAGGCGGCGAAAATGCCTTGAATGCGGAAAGCTATTTTTCACGGCGGAACGGGATATAAGCTTGAACGAAGGGCGAAAATTACTTGAAGAATACAAGAAAAAGAAAGTATCTTGAACAACGTGAACAATCTTGAACACGCGCAAGCCCTTGTAAATAAAGGGTTTGCGCGGGGTTGTTCAAGTGTTCGTGAACAAATCAATTCTTTTTCTAATTTATATCCTATGTATCATAAATAGGATGAAAATAGAAATATATAAAAAGATCAATAAAAGTATCATATACACCGTGAACAGGGTTCGGAAAACGTTGTCTTTATTAGCTTTGAAGGTGTTCAAGATGAACGATTCATCTTGAACAGAACTTGAACAACTTGAACAGAACAAGGGAGGTTCAAACATGGACAAGCAGATTTTGAAAACGATTCAAGAATTTTTCGGAGATTTAGCCGACGTGAAAACAAGTGATTTCTATAATGAATATCTTGCAATTTGTGAGAAAGAAGAAGTTGAACCACGGCAAAAGAACGTTGTGATTCGGGAAGCTTGTGACGCTTGCGGAGTGAAGACAAAGCAGAAATTTTATACCGTCTTTTGTGAAGGTGAATGATATGAAGGCCAAAACCTATTTGCACGAAATCCGGAAGCTTGATTTGAAAATTGAAAATAAACAAATGCAAGTTCAATCCCTTTATGATTTAATTCTTTCCGTTGGGGTTTCATTGGAGGAAGTAAAGGTTCAATCCAGTCATTCACAAGATCCGTTGGGAAATGCGGTTGCGCGAATTGTGGACTTACAAAATGAAATCAATGCGGATATTGACAAGTACGTTGATAAGAAGCTTGAAGCAATCCGGTTAATGAATGAATTGGAAAACGATGAATCTATTAATATCTTGTTCCGCCGTTATATCAAATATGAGGAATGGCAAACCATAGCGGACGAATTGCATTTTTCCCGGCAGGCGATAGACAAGAAACACAAGCGGGCGTTGGCGGAATTTCAAAAAATCGTAGACACAAGTTTACATGAGTTTACATGAATAGGTATTGAATTACTAGGAAAAAAGTGCTATGATATAATCAAGAAAATATCCTTTAAGCCGCTTCCTAACGGGGGCGGCTTTTTTGCGGGAATGGCGAAAGAGGAAGACGCAGCGGACTTAAAATCCGCCGATTTAATGTCATATCGGTTCAAATCCGATTTCCCGCATTTTGAAAGATAAGTTTCAAAACCGGGCGCGTTTGCGTTCGGTTTTTTAATTGCATAAAAGGCTTAAAAGGCAAATTTAAAAAAGCGGTGAAATTTCATGGGAAGGAAAAACAAATATGAAAGTCATGTAAAACCGTATTTAGCAACTATTCCGAAATGGTATGAAAGCATGACAGAAGGACAGATTGCAAAGAAATTGGGCGTTTCTTCTTCCGCATGGGAAACATATAAGAATCAAAACCCGGAGTTGGTTGAATGCCTGCAAAAGGGCAAAGATATTTTGGTAGATGAATTGAAAGATTCTTTAAGACGTAAAGCAAAAGGATTTCACTATAAAGAAACAAAGCGAACGTTCATTGAAGGGCCGGACGGTGAACCAATCGGAGAAATCAAGGTTGAAGAAACTGAAAAATATGCCGTTCCGGACACGGGCGCAATTCACTTATTGTTAAAGAATCTTGATGAAAATTGGCGCAATGACGATAAAGCAACAATGGACTTGAAGCGCGAAAAATTAGAACTTGATAAGCAAAAGGCAGAAAGTGAAGATTGGTGATGGGTAACGAAATTATTGTAGCGTTAATAACCGGGGGAATTACGCTTGTGGGTGTTTTAATTGCAAACGGAAAAACACAAGCAGCCATGGAAACAAAGATTGAAGAACTTACAAGGGAAGTTCGGGAACACAATAATTTTGCCCGTCGAATGCCCGTTGTTGAAAATCAAATGGAAAATTTCGAACGCAGGCTTTCAAATTTGGAGGATGATAAAAAATGAGAGATTGGAAGAAATGGTTTAAGGCGGCGGGAATCAGAGCGTTAAAGACGTTTGCACAAGCCGCGCTTTCTATGCTTACCGTTGGACAAGCTTTTATTGATGTTAATTGGATTAACCTTTTATCCGTTTCCGGAGTTGCGGCAGTTATTTCTATTCTCACAAGCCTTGGAGGGCTTCCAGAGGTGAAAGACGATGAATAAAGGCATTGACGTTTCCCGGCATAACGGCGTAATTGATTGGGCCAAAGTCAAAGCGGACGGAATTGATTTTGCAATGATCCGCGCCGGATATGGTTCCGGAACAATTGATGATAAGTTTGAAAGAAATATCAAGGAATGTAACCGCTTGGGAATCCCTTACGGTGTCTATTGGTTTTCTTACGCTTACACGCCGGAAATGGCCCGTAAGGAAGCACAAGCCGTTTTAAAGGCGGTTAAGCCTTATAAGCTTGAATATCCCATTGCGTATGATTTTGAATATGATTCGGTTTCCTATGCAGCTAAAAACGGCGTTAAAATCACAAAGCAGCTTGCAACAAGTTTGGTTGAAGCTTTTTGCGGTGAAATTGAGAAAAATAAATATTACGCCGTTAATTACGCAAATCCTGATTATTTAAGCAAGTATTTTGACAAAAAGTTGTCAAAATATGCTTTGTGGTTGGCACATTGGACAAGTTACGGAGCAAACGAAGAAAGCCCTTCCCAAAATTGCGTTATTTGGCAATATTCCAGTAAAGGCAAGGTTAATGGCATTTCCGGGGATGTTGATATGAATAAAGGTTATGTTGATTTCCCTTCCGTAATTCGGAAAGCGGGCTTAAATGGCCTTTCTGAAAAGAAGTGGTATTCGGACGCGCTTGAATGGGGAATTGCTAACGGAATCACGGACGGAAGCAACCCGGAAGAACCGGCAACAAGGGCGCAAGTTATTGTAATGCTTAAACGTTATCATGATAAGTTCTTTTGATAGGGGGTTAGGAAATGCCCGTTATTGGATTTGACGAAGGAAAAAATAAAGAAGAAGTTTATAAAACAAATGAAGTTCTTCCCGCCGTTCATACGGAATTTGATCCGCTGCTTTTAGCAAAACAAAACAAGCATGAAAAAGCAACGGGAACGCTTTTGGTTGCTAATTGGAGCAATAAAACCCAAACAATTGAAGTTTCCGGAGTAACGGCAGATAATACGGTTTTAATTTCAGCTTCACCCGCAAGTGTTGAAGAATACGGGATTAACGGAATTATTTGCACGGCGCAAGGTGCGGGAACTTTAACGTTTACTTGTAAATTTACGCCTTTAAATAACCTTTCAATTAACGTTGTTATTTTGGGGGTGTAAGAATGATTATTAATCAGACAGGCGGCGGAAGTGGGCCGCTTTTTGTGGAATTTACTTTATCGGAAGATTTTGAGTTTAGCGGAAGTTGGTTGACAATAAATAACGTTAAACTTTTGTCCGGTAAAGTAAGAGGATTTATTTTAAGCGTTACCGGAGGATATATATCCGCAAATAATCTTGTTATAAGAATTTTTTCAAATCCAATTTATGCAGAATCTGACTTCTTAGCTAGTCAAGGACAGTTGTTTGCGCTTTATTATTATGATCGTGGTTCGGGACAAGTGTTAGAGGTAATTCAAGATACTAACTCTAATGCTTGGATATATGATGATACTAATGAAACATTGAAAGTAAAAGTTGGTTTAAGTGGTGCTTATTTGCCCGCTTCAAGTTATAGATTGGTGATTTGGTAATGTTTAGCCTTGATAGGTTTTATAAGTCTAGTAAATGGGAAGGGCTTGTTGAACAATTAAAGATTGAAAGAGTTAATGAACATGGGGAAATCCTATGTGAATATTGTGGAAAGCCTATAACAAGGAAATATGACTGTATAGGACACCATGAAATAGAACTAACAGAAGATAATGTTAATGACTATAATATTAGCTTAAACCCAAAGAATATAAAGCTAATACATTTCAAATGTCATAACAGGATTCACCAAAGGTTTGAGGGATTCAAACAGGAAGTTTATCTTGTGTATGGTTCGCCTTGTTCGGGGAAGTCAACATGGGTTCATGAGGTTGCAAACCCGGACGATTTAATTCTTGATATTGATAAGATTTGGGAATGTGTTAGCACGTCGGACAAGTACAACAAGCCCGCAAGACTTAAAACAAATGTGTTTGGGATTCGTGATTGTATCTTAGACCAAATAAGAACACGTTCGGGAATGTGGCGCAATGCTTATGTTATTGGCGGTTATCCTTTGCGTTCAGATAGGGACAGGCTTTGCGATTTGTTAAGGGCGCAACCGATATTCATTGACACGCCGAAAGAAGAATGCCTTGCGCGGGCAGTCAATGAAGAGTGGAAAGAGTTCATTGAAGATTGGTTTAATAGTTATATAGAGTAGACCCCCCTTCTTGGTTGGCTTTGGAAGGGGGAAGGGAC